GCGCGCCCGCGGCTTTACCCGCTTCTCCACCATCAGAACCGTCATCTTCCTGATCGCCGGCAAGCTCGAATTCCAAACCATCAACCCCCATGCCGCTTAACCCACTCGAAATTCAACAGAGCCACTTGTTAAGGTCGTTCGAGATGATGTCGAACTTCTTCAACGGGTCGAACGCCACTCGGTAGAGTTCGATCAGTACCTTGGCGTTGCCGGCGGCGGTGTTCACCCCTTCAAGGCGCAGGAAGCGCTCCGGCAGCGGCTGCGTGAAGATGCCGATCTCGGTCACCGCGCCGAAGGTGTAGCTCGCCTTGAAGGGGGCGGTAAGGCCGGTGACGTCCAGAAACTGGATGGCACCGAAATCCTCGTCAGCCGTGAAGTGCGTGCCTGCCGTCAGGGTCGCCGGCGTGCCGGCGGAATCGACCACGGTCAGGGCCGACACCTTGGGGTGGGCCAGGAAGTAGCGGTCGCCCACGACTGGCGCCGTCCCGCCGACCGGCTCGTCGGTGACGCTGCCGCCGGCATCGGTGACATGGCTGCCATAGAGTGCAAGCGACAGGTTCTCCTTGGTGAACTCCTCGATGGTGAGCGCGACCGTGGCGGATTTCTGCTTGACCAGGCGCAGGTCGACCGCGCGCTGGCCGGTCTGGCTCTCGTAGTGCTCGATGACGTCGGTCTTGAGCGAGAGCGACAGATCGGCGACGTTGCCCGGCGAACGGACGTTGATGGGTTCGCCATTGGTGTTGCGTTCGCCGAGATAGACCCGGCCTTGGAACGAAGCGTAGTAGGACATGATGGGTTACTCCTTGAGGGTCTTGGCGGTCTTCACCGAGGCATCGGGGGCGTCCGGTGCAGGCTCGGGGCGATGGCTGGCCGGTTCGCCGATCTGGTGGTCGGTCAACCAGCGGGCGGTGTGTTCGTCCACGTCGATGACGTGTCCGGCGGGATAGGCCACTCCGGCATGGGTGTGGGTGACTTTGAGTTTCAGCTTGGGCATATCAGCCTCCTTGAGTGATGTCGGATACGCGGGTGCGGTAGGTGATGCGGTAAATGACTGGAATAGCGATGGCCTCGACGTCAGCGTCCTCGGCCTGGTAGTCGGCCTCCATCTCGGCGACCCCAAGCACGAGTCCGCCAAGAGAGGGCTCGGACAGCAGGGCCGCGTGTGCCCGGCAGATCAGATCGTCGGCCACGGCATAGCCATCTACCGAGTCGCGGGCATGGCCGACGATGCGCAAGACGAGGTCGCGCTCCATGAGTTCATTGATGCGCTTGACCGGGGCATCGGATTCGATGAGCACGACGAGTGCCGGCGCCTGTTCGCGAGGAATGGCAGCAGTCGGCTGGCGCAGCACGGTGACGGGTGTTACCGCCGTCTGACAACGCACCATCACTTCACGCACGATCTGCTCGCGCCTGGATTGGGGCATAGGGACTCCGATACAATGAAACCGATAAAGGGAGATGCCGTTTGGCAACGGAAACCAAAACCAAGAAACACCGCAGCAGTCAGTCAACGCCCGACCACTACGTCCTGCGCGTCGAGCTCATGGGTATCCAGCCGTCCATCTGGCGCCGCATCCACCTCGATGGCCGCACGCGGCTCGATGCCCTGCATCACATCCTTCAGGCCGCCATGGGCTGGTCGGATTCCCACCTGCACAAATTCGAGATTCGCGGCAAGCATTACGGTGTCCCGGATCCCGAGTTCACCGACCCCGGCTGGGAAGTGCTCGACGAAAAGAAGTACCGCCTCAACCAACTGCTGGCCGAGGGAGATACCTGCGACTACCTGTACGACTTTGGCGATAGCTGGATGCACCGCATCACGGTCGAGACGATCAAGGACGTCAAACCGAGTCCAAGCGACGGCGGCTTTGCCTGGGTCGAGGCTGGCGAGCGCGCCTGCCCGCCCGACGATGCGGGTGGTTCAGGCGGCTACCAGGACTTTCTGGATCGGTTGAACGACGATCCCTACGGCGACGAAACCAAGGCCTTCCAGGAGTGGGCCGGACTGGATTTCGATCCAGAGCGCTTTGACCGTCAGGCCGTGAATGCCACAATCAGTCGCATGCTCTGGAACCGCTGGATCAAGATCGGCCCCTGATCGGCTCACAGCCGAGCCAGACGCGCCCGGCACTCGTTTCCGTCCCGCAAGGCAATCACCTCCCGCACGCGGTAGGGCTGCCCTGCGATCTCGACCGTATCCCCGACGACGAGCAGCAGGCGCTCGGTCGGGAACTCGATCTCGTAGTCGCGGGAGAGCGCCAGGCCATCGAGCACCATCTCGTCGGGTGCGCGGAAGCCGCACTCGACGATCAGGGTGCCGACCTTGACGGGGGTGAGCAGTCCGGCGCGGGCGGCCGCGTCGTACAGATCAGCCACGCCTACCATCAGGCGCTCGTCAGCTTCACCAGCACACCGGGGCGGTGACACATCGGCAGCGGGTTCGACTGGGTGTGCAGATCCGTGCCGCGCTCGAACTTCCTCGGTTCCTGCTTGGCATAGAGCGGCTGGCCGAGGGTGTTGACCGTCTCGTTGAAGTCCGCCGGGGCCAAGTAGGTGCCGAAGGTGTCGACCGTGCCCAGCGGGAAGGCGTGAGCCTCGCCCGAGGCGATGAACTTGCGCACCGTACCGTTGATGTCGCTCGCCTGGCCGCGATACTCCTCGAAGGTGATGCCGCCGAAGGTGAAGCCGGAGCGCACGTCGTTGATCAGGATTGCCCCTTGCTGCCAGTTGGTATAAGCCTCCTTGACCGCCTTATGGGTGGTGAGCGCCCGGAAGAACTGAGGCGAGCAGAGCACGTGCACATCGGTCATGAACTCGCCCTTGAGGTTGTCCTCGATTTCGGCGAGCACGTCGTAGCAGTGGCCCTTGATGTCGCTGTTGGCATTCGCAAGATCGAAGTTGATCGACGTCTGGGAGAGGCCGAACTCGGTGTAGAGATCGTAGATGGTGCTGCCGTCGGCATCGAGGATTTGGCCCTTGAGTGCCCCCATGCGCAGGTGTTCCAGGGTGATGGCGTGCTTGTTGCGCATGGTTTCCAGGTGGCGTGCCATCACGCCGGCAATCGCCTCCATCTCCGTCTCCGAGCCGAAGGCACGGATGCCCTGCACCTCCTCGGGTAGCACCACGTCGTCGTGCGGGATGTGGGGGATGACGAAGGATCGCAAGGTGCGCGTGCCGCGCTCGCCCACGGTGCCCGGCGAGCCGGGCGGTTTCGTCGGCAGGAGGTTCAGTCGCCCGGCGTACTCCTCGACGATGATCTGCCGGGTGCGCACCGGCTTGGCCGGAAAGAGACCCAGCTGCTCGATGCGGCCGTAGCGGTTGGGGATAAGGTTGATGGCCGTGGTGAGGCTCGCCATCGAGAAGCCGGGATTGTCGAACGGGTTTTGCATTTTTGGATCTCCAAAAAACGAAACCCGCCGTGTGGCGGGTTTTCGGGGGATGAAAGGGGCTGCTTACGCTGCGTCGCGCACCAGGATGCCGAGGGCGACCAGTTGCGCTTCGGTAGCGGCCTTCTGTGGTGCGGTGATGCCAGCCGGCCAGATCAGGGCGTTGCGCGCGACGATCGCGTGACGGGCCACCGTGATGGCATCGTCCCGATCGATCAGAGTCGCGTCGGTGTCGGTGGCCAGAACGCTCACGGCGGCTTCGGTGCCGTCAGTGGCGGCCGGTGCCAGCGCATACAGCTTGCCGTCGGCGGTCTTCCTGCCGAGTACGGTACCGAGTTGCAGGTTCTGTCCGGCGGCGACCGTCGCGGCCTCGCGGGAATAGAGATTCGGCGCCTCGTACTTGAGGAGGTCGCCGAGGTTCTTGCTCTGGGTGATTGAGGGCATGTCTTACTCCTTGTGGATGAGTTTCTTGACGGCGGCGACCACGGGTGACGCATCGGGTCGCTCGGGGGCAACGGTGCCGGCTTCCGGCGTGATGGTGGAATGGATGGGCGTAGCCTCGGATCGTGCGGCCTTGGCCTCACAAAGCACTCGGCGCACATCCGCTTCGCTCTTGCCCTCCGCAATGAAGGCGGCGGCCTTGTCGGGGCAGCCGGCGATCAGACACAACTCGGCGATGGCCTGAGCGGATTGGGTAACTTCGCGGCGGGCCTCGGCAACCAGGACGGCTGCCTGATCCACACCGATCATTTCCATTTGGGTTTCTTCGAGAGACATGTCGTCCTCCTGTAGGTGCGTCGCCCCGGGTCGTGCAACTGCCCGAGTCGGGGACGCCTTGCGGCCTCGGGAGCTGAGGTAAATCGAGAATTCAGTGAGCGTTGCCTCCAGCGTGCCGACGGCATCGGCCAGACCGGCCGCCGTTGCGTTCGGGCCGAAGTAGAGAGCGGCCTCGGTGGCGCGTACTGCCATTTCCGGCAATCCGCGCATGGCGGTCACGTGACCGACGAAGATGTCGTAGAGGCGATCGACCTCGGCCTGGAGTTCGCCTTTCGCGGTATCGGTGAGCGGCTCGTGGGGAGAGAAGTCGTTCTTGTGCCGGCCCGCCGTGATCGCGGTGTAGCGGTAGCCGTCGTTGGCGTCCTTCACCGACTGATCGATGTGCAGCGCGATCACGCCGATCGAGCCGACACCACCTGTTTCGGTGACGACGACACGTTCGGCTGACGATGCGATGGCGTAGGCCGCCGAGAAGGCAGCGTCGTTGGCTACCGCCCAGATGGGTTTCACACCGGTGGCCTCGCGCACGCGGCGGGCCAGTTCGAAGCTACCCGATGCCTCGCCACCCGGCGAATCGACATCCAGCAGAATGCCGGTGACACTGGGGTCGGCTAGCGCCGCATCGAGCATCGCGCCGATGTCCTGATAGCTCGTGAGCCCCGAGGCCGCCTCCAACCCCAAGGTGCGCTTCACCAGCGTGCCGTGGATCGGGATCACGGCGATGCCGACAGCACCTTGCATGTTCGGACGGGTTGCGGGTACTGCCGCCAGCAGTTCCTTGGCATCGGCAGGGATCGGGCTGTCGATCCCCAATCGTGGCCCGAGGGCGGACAGGATCACGTCGAGCTTGGCGCGATGGACGAGCAACGGCGTCCCGAAGATGCGGGAGGCGATATGTGGCAGCATGAATTACTCCGTGGGTTGTTCGGTTTGTGGAGGCGGCACGACGGCCGGTGCCTTGTCGTGCCGTGGATCGGAATCGAAGACGAGGCCCAGCGCGTCGGCGCGGGCGTTATCGGTCGCGATCTCCCGGTCGACATCCTCGGCGTCGTAGCCATAGGCCGAGATCGCCTCCGAACGGCTGGTGAGTCCTGCCCGGATGGCGAGCTTCATGGCGTTGAACTCCTTCTGCGGGTCGACCCACTGCCAGCCCTGCGGGATCCACTTGGCAACTTGGTATTCCCGCCGACGGCGGCTGTAGCCGGGGAACGCGAGCGAACCTTCGAGCACTGCCTGATCCATCCACGCCCGCCAGATCGGGCGACACAACTGGTGGACGATCACACCGTGCTGGATCACCTCGCAGCGGCGGCGGAACTCCAGTAGGCCGGCGCGGATCGAGGAGTAGTTCACCTGAGTGAGATCACCGGTCAGCATCTCGTAGGTGATACCCATGGCGGCCGCCACTGCCCGGAACTGCTGGCGCATGAACTCGGCGTAGGAACTGCCGACATCGGCCGGGGCCGAGAACTTGATGTCCTCGCCCGGCTCCAGAATTTGCAGGGTGCCCGGTTCGAGCCCGGCCAGTGCCACGCCATTGGCGTCGGCCAGTCCCTCGCCCATCAGGTTGTCTTCGGGGGCCAGGCGCGTGATGAAACCGGCGAACATCGCGGCGGTCTTCTTGCGCACCAGTTCGGCGTCGTCGTACTGGTCGAGCTCGTTGAGCTTCACGAGCGCCCGGGCGAGCCACGGTTCGCCCCGAATCTGGCCAGGACGCAGCGGTCGGAAGAGATGAATCACTTCCTCGGCCGGCACGCGAACCGTTTCGACACCGCCAGCCCCGGACATGGGGCCGAGACTTCCGTCGTTTGGGTGCGAGCGATACAGGTGGTAGGCGACGCGCCGTCCCAGGCGGTCGAACTCGATGCCGGCACGGATGACGTTGCCGTTTTGCAACTCCCGGTTCATCGCCAGCGGCAGGTGCTCGGCCTCCAGCACCTGAATTTGGAGCGCCACCGGCAGCCCGTCCTCGGGACGCCGCCAGCGCAGTCGCACAATCGCCTCTCCTCCCTCCAGCATGGCCCGGCAGGCAAGCGACTGCAGCCCGTAGAAATCGGTGAGCCCCGCTGAATCAGCGGCCTCGCACCAGTCCCACCACAAGCGTTGGATGGTTTCGCGACGGGCCGCATCTTCCACCATGCTCTGCGGCTTGATGCCGGTACCGATGGCGTTGGCAACGAAGGCCTCGATGCCGGCGGCGGCCCAGGCGTTGCGCCGCACGAGGTCGCGGCTCTTGGCGCGCAACTGCTCCTGCGTGTAGGCGAGTGCCGCTACCGCTCCGGGATTGGCCACCGTCCAGGCGAGCGTGCGCCGGCCGAGGCCTGCACCGTCGTAAGTGGGTGTGCCGCCGAAGACGCGGCGTTTGATGGTTCCGATCCAGCCCATCAGAATCCCTTCCCGGTGGTCACGCGGATCTGGCGCGGTGCGCGCGGATACAGGCCAGTGGAAACGGCATCCTTGTGCATCGCGGCTTCGACCTCGGCGATGGCTTGCTTCAGTTCCTCGACGGTGCGGTACTCGACCGTCTTGTCGCCGAAGGTGACGCGCTTCTCGCCCTTCGCCAGCGCGTCACGCAGGGCCTGTAACTGGGCTTCGGTGTAGGTCGGCGTGCTCATCGATAGACCACCAGGCTGATCTCGGGTGTGTCGGCGAGCGACGCCGCAGCACTGGTACAGACCAGTTCGAGGGTGTCGGCGGTCTTGCCGTCGGTGGTGCCGCGTGCTGCCGCGAAGCGGATGGTTCCCGTCGCGGTGTTACTCCTGCCCGTGGCGACCCAGCAGTACTTGGCATCGGGAAACGGCGCCTCGAACTCGATCCGGTAGCGACCCGTTCCCAAGCGGGTCACCGAGGCGACGTTGTAGGCGGCGCGAAGCTGGATCGCCCCGCCCACGTAGCCGAAGTTCACCCAGGCCCGGGCAAGTCCGGGATGGTCGGGGCGAATCAGCCCCTTGATCTCGGTACCGATACGGGTGGCGAGCGCCGACAGTTGGGCGACGAGGCTCATCACTTACACCAGGGCCGCATTGAAGATCGCGACGAAGTCGATGGTGGTGTCGCCGATGTCGGTGGCGGCGACGGCGCCGATGTTGCTGCGCGCTTGCATCTGCTCGGGGATGGTCAGCGCCTGAGCGGCATCGAAGCGCACCCGCTTGTCGATGGCAGCAGTGAGTGCCGCAATGCCGGTCTGATCGTTCTGCAGCGCTTGCTGGAGTTCCAGCAGGGTGTCGTAGGCCGGGTCGGCACCGCCCAGGATGTCGGCCTTGAGGGCATCGAGCACCGAGACGATCTTCGACGACGAGTAGGTACTGGTCGTGGCAACCGTCAGATCGTCAATGGCCACTGCCGTCAGGATGGCGGCCTTCAGTTCGTTGATTGCCGCCACCAGACTCGACTTGTCGGTGGTGGTCAGCGCGGTCAGCGTGCCGGTACGCCCCTTGACGGTGTTGAATTCCTCGGCGACGCGCAGGACGAAGCTGTTGAGTTGGGTTTGCAGACTCATGGTGGGGTTCTCCAGTGGGGGTGTGATCAGTTGAACCAGCGGCTACGGATGACGCGCCGGCCGGCTCTCGGTGTTCCAGAAACAGCGAGGCCACCGCGTTGGGTGGCCTCAGTGGGTTGCTCGATTTGCGGATCGGAGTCGCCGGGCGGCGAGCGTCCGACCTGTCGTTCCAGTTCGCGCCAGTGCCGCTCCTCGAAGCGGTCGAGGCCGGCAGCACTCGCCGCCGCGCGGGCATACACGTAGCAGTCCAGGGCTTCGTTCCTCTCGCGCATCTTCTGCCACTCGCGCACCGGGTAGCCGTTGCGATCGCGCCGGGTGATCAGCTGCTCGGCGCACAATTGCTGCAGGTACTCGGCATCCACCTTGGGCAGATGGACGAAGCCGGTGGGGTAACGAATCGTGATGCCATCATCGGCCACCTCAGGCACCTTCCTCAGGCTGTTGTAGAACTCCAGCTTGGCGATGCCGACCGCGACGGTGAACAGCTTGATGCCCCGGCGCAGTTTCTTGCCGCCCGTCGTGGCGTCCACCGCCGTCGGCGAGCCCACCAGAGCCGGGCCCTTGGCAGAGCCCTTGACCGCCATCAAGCGAAAATCACGCGCCAGCCGCACGAAGGCATAGGCTTCCTGTGTCGCAAAGCCGGTGTCCAGCGCGAAGCGCGCCAATGGCATCAGCGCGCCTGTTTCGTGCTCCCATTGTTCGCCGAGCATTGCGCCAAGCTGCCGCCACACCTCATCGCGGGCGGTGTCGCCCATCAACACGCGATGCTCGACGAGCCACGATTCCTTGCCGCGCCCGAAGGCCCAGATGGAGACCTCGATGCGATCCTTCTGTACGTCGGCTCCACCCACGAGCAGCAAACCGCCCGCAGGCACAGAGCCAATGCGGTAATCCTCACGGCGCTCCAACAGGCGCTGCCAGTCGGGGGCTTCGCCCTCCTCGACCCAGGCCTCGCCCAGTTCCGAGTTCTTGAATGCCTTGATGGTCGCCACCGAGCGGCTCTCCGACATGGCGGCCTTCTCCCACGACGCCGCAATCTCACGCCACTTGCGCCAGGGGCTGTAGAGGCTCGACAGGTGAAACCCTGCGCTCGTTCCAATTCCTTGCGCCATCCATTCCCCAAGTTCCAGCATCCGGGGTTTGTGATGCTCGGCAATCGCTGTTTCGCAGTCCTCGCAAAGATAGGCGGCGGTTTCCGGCTGCCCACGATCCCAGCGCAACCGTTCGAACCTCAACCACTGGCGGTGACCACAATGCGGGCACGGCACAAAGTAGCGGCGCTGGTCTGACGCCTCGTATTCCCGCTCGATGATGCTCGCCCCGGAGATGGTGGGCGTGGACACCAGCAGAATCTTGCGCCGCGCAAACGTCCGGGTGCGCGCTTCGGCCAGGTGGATCGCGTCGCCCTCGCCATCGACGTCCAGCGGATAGGCATCCACCTCGTCGAGGAAGAGATAGCGCACCGGCATCGAGCGCAGACCCACTGCCGAGTTGGCCCCGGTCATCACCAGCACGCCGCCGCGAAACTCCTTCATCAGCACCGTGTTGCCGGAATCTCGACTCCTCGGCGGGGCGATGATGTCCTTCAGTACCGGTGACTCCTCAATGAGGGGATCGATACGGTGCTTTGAGTTCCTCTGCGCCATCTCGGTTGTCGGCCAGACGATCATCATCGGGCCGGGCGCGTGATGGATGGCATAGCCCACCCAGTTGAGACCCAGTTCCGTGCCGCCCACCTGCGCCCCTTTCATGAGCACCACCCGCTCCACCTTTGATGCCGGGGACAGGCAGTCCATGATCTCGCGCAGATAGGGCGTGCGCGCATTGCGCCAGCGCCCGGGCTCGGCTGATTCCTTGGTCGAGAGCATCCGGTAGCGCTCGGCCCATTCGGATACGGTCAGGCGCGGATCCGGCCGCAGCCCTTCGCGCCAGGCGCGTTCGATCTCAAGCGCCCCTTCGTAATCATCCGCCTTCATCCGTCCACCTTCGGCACAAACTCGCCCAGTTCCTCGAGATGCACGCGCACGGCGACGTCGAGCGCCACGAACAGGGTGTGTTCATCGATGCCCAGTTCCGCCGCGAGGATCGGCGTGATGCGATTCGGCCAGTTGATCCACGCCTCCCGTTCGGCCCGCGCCAACTTGAAGACGTGGGCGATGGCCTGCGACCGGTCGACCAGTTCCCCCTTGAGCTGCGCCAGGCGCACCTTGTTGGTCTGCGCCTTGACCACCTCGTTGACCGTGCGCGCCTGCAGCAGGGACGCGCCGCCGGCGGGCAAGGCAGTGTGGGTGTCGCCTGCGGGCGCGCTGGCGGCGGTCTCCTGCGGCACGGCGGCCCTGACGGGTTTGGCGCGAGTGCCCGCACGCGGCGCTTCGGTGTTCTTCGCCCATTCGGCGTCAGCCCGTTGCGGGTCGAGGGTGCCATCGGCCTCGGGCGTGATGCGCCCGCTATCAATCGCCTTCTTGACCGCCACGTGAGAGACGCCGCGATGCCGGGCGTAAGCGCGTATCGACAGACCCATGATCTACATCAAGCCCATCGCAGATGTTCCCGAACGTCGCGATTCAGAGCTTGGCTTTCCTCCACAGAAGCGCGTTCATGCCATCACCATCAACCACATTGCGGGAGACAAACATGTACGCCGACAAATTGGACACCCTTGGCAAGAAACTGGCCGATACCGCCCTGACCCTGCTGGTACGCCTTTATCCGGAAGTGCGCACCGCGAGCACCACGGAACTCGATGCCGCCTGCGCGGCGATGCGCGCCAGGTCAAGGTCGGTGATCGACGAGTTGATCGATGACGCCAAGGATGCACCCGGGGTGGCGCACATCGCGTTTCAGACCGCAGCCCTGACGCTCGCCCACGAAGGCATCCAGACACTCAAGGCAGGACGCAAATGAATCTGCGAAGCCAGGCAGAAAGAGCTTGGCTTCCTGTTCGAACAGCGCCTGAATGCAATCGCCATCAACGCCAACCCAAGGAGACGACCATGACCAAGCAAGCCGCCCAAACCCTCGACCAGCAGATGCAGCAAATCGCGCTCGATCACCTGTCCATCGAAACCCTGGAAACCCGCAACAGCGACCGGATGGACTTCCACGAGGTCAGCGTCTGGGGCGTCAAGAGCGCCCTGATGGCCGCCTACGAAGCGGGCCGGCAGGCCGCGAAGCAGGACTGAAAAAGAAGCAGAAAGCGCTTGGCTTCACTCTCGAACAGCGCGTTCATGACTACACCATCAACCACCACGAAGGAGCATCAAATGACCACCATCCAACTGACCCCTGCCCAGCACGCCATACTCGCCTACGCCATCGAACACACCGGCGGCAAGATCGAACGGTTCCCCGACAACATCAAGGGCGGCGCCCGCACCAAGGTGCTGGATGCCCTGTTCAACAAGGCCCTGATCACCCGCGACAGCACCGACTGGTTCGTTGCGGCCGAGGGCTACGACGCCCTGGGGCGCGCCCGGCCGACGCCGGCCACCATTCACCCCGACCCCGAGGTCGAGGCCGCCGTGTCGGCCGCAGAGGCCAACTGGGCGCAAGAAAAACAGGACGCGGCCAAGCGCCTGCTCAAGGTCGGCGTCGAGGGCAAGCCCCGCACCCGCGAGAACAGCAAGCAGGCTGCCGTGATCCAGATGCTGCAGCGTCCCGAAGGGGCGACCATCAACCAGATCTGCGCGGCCACCGGCTGGCAGGCGCACACGGTGCGCGGCACCTTTGCCGGCGCGTTCAAGAAGAAACTCGGACTCACCATCTCCTCGGAAAAGTCCGAGGGCGGCGAACGCATCTACCGGGTCGGTTGAATTCGAGATGGGGTGGCGGCATATCCACGCCACCCCAACGCGATCCCTGAAATAGCTTGGCTTCCAGATTGAACAGCGCGTTCATACGAGCGTCATCAACGCAACCAGGAGCAACGACCATGAACACCGAAACCACCTGCCAAACCGGCCCACTCCGGGTTCGCTTTACGCGCAAGCCCGTCGACCTGCAGGAGGTGCTGACGGCCACGCCCTACGACGAACGCCCGGAGCCGGTGGTGATCAGCGAAACCCGCGAATTGACCACCGCCGAGTACGATGTCTTCGCCAACACGCTGCTGCAGGATCGCGACTGGCTGGCCGGCAAGGGTGGGTACCCCGACCAGACCACTCGGCACGTCGTCGAAGTCAAGGCAGAAGATCGCAAGACCCTGTACGTCGACCCCTCGGGCAGCGCCTACGGGCGTTACGTCGGAATTGCCGTAGAAGCCTGAAAAATGATTCAGAAAGCACTTGGCTTCTCAATCGAACAGCGCGTTCATACGGGTGTCGCAACGATCAACCCGAAGGAGAAAACGATGACCACCACCAACACCATCCCCGCCACCCAAAACGAAGCCTGGGGCTTTTGGGGCACGATGAACAACGACGCCCAAGCCGCCTGGCCCATCGCGATGACTGCGATCTCGGACGCCACCTGCCAGCCCCTCGAATCGGTCAGGGCCTTCCTCGACAGCCGCCACGGGCGGCACTTTGCCGACGACGTGCTCAACGAGATGCTCCGGGGCCACGCGATCCAGCAGGCGGTCGACGCGGCAGTTGCCCGCTGGATGGGTTGGACGATTGGCCGCCAGACCAGCAGGGAGTACGGCATCCCCAAGGGCCTACCCTACCTGACGGGCTTTGTGATTCACTGCGAGATCGTTGATGAGGCTCTAGCCGCCTGAGTCGCGTCCCGGGCTACCTTGATGCCCGGGCAGAAAGTGGGTTTCGATATCGCGCAATGCCTTGCGGCCAAAGTGAGGGATGCCGAGCAGTTCCCCCGCGACGTATTTTGCGACCACTTGCTCGACTGTCGTCAGTCCTGCCAATTCCAGCGCCCGTGCCGTGTGCGGCTTGATTCGATCAAACGGATCGGCGCTCCGCTCCAATTGCTGTTGCCGCAGGGTGTATCGGATACGCATGGGCACACTGCTCTGGCTGAGTCCAAACTCCCGTCCGATTTCCGCGTAGGTTTTACCCTCGGCTCGCGCGGCGACCATTGCTTCATCACGCTTGCGGCGACGCATTCGCTCACGGGCAATGGCATCCATCGTACTCGGGCTCAATTTGAAAGGTGGTCAAAGCTTACGCCATCGTGGGCACGCACTGCGCTTTTTCCGGCCCATTCTTGCCAGCGGCGCACGATCACATCCACGTACTTCGGGTCGAGCTCGATGAGCCGCGCCCGCCGCCCCGACTTCTCGGCAGCGATCAGCGTGCTGCCGGATCCGCCGAACGGGTCGAGCACCACGTCGCCCGGACGGCTGGAGTTGCGAATCGCCCGCTCCACCAGTTCCACCGGCTTCATGGTCGGGTGGAGATCGTTCTTGGCCGGCTTCTTGATCTGCCAGACGTCGCCCTGGTCGCGGTCGCCGCACCAGTGACGCTCGCCACCCTCTGGCCAGCCGTAGAGGATCGGCTCGTACTGGCGCTGGTAGTCGGCGCGCCCCAGGGTAAAGGTGTTCTTGGCCCAGATGATGAACGTCGACCAGTGACCACCGGCTGCCCTGAAGGCTGATTGCAGCGTATCCAATTCGCTGGATGACATCGCCACGTAGACGCCGCCCCGGCAGCGCGCCAAGGCGGGTGTCAGTGCCGCCAGCAGGAAATCGTAGAAGCCCTCGCCGAGATTGTCGTTGAGGATCGCGCGGTTCTTGCCGCGCATCTTGTCCTTGGCGCTGTTGGCGTAGTTCACGTTGTAGGGCGGGTCGGTGAACACCATGCTGGCCATTTCGTCGCCCAACACGGTGGCGTAGGCATCGGCGTCGGTGGCATCGCCGCAGAGCACACGGTGCTCGCCACAAATCCAGACGTCGCCCGGACGCGAAACGACGGTCCCGGAGTCTTCCGGTACCGCATCCTCGTCGGTCTCGCCTTCGGTGGTCGTCTCCTCGCCAGCCAGCAGGTCGGCCAGGGCATCGGCATCGAAGCCGGTCAGGGCCAGGTCGAATTGATCGTCCTGCAACGCGGCCAGTTCGACCTGCAGCATGGCCTCGTCCCAGCCGGCGTTCTCGGCAATGCGGTTGTCCGCGATCACCAGGGCTCGGCGCTGGGTCGGCGTCAGGTGGTCGAGCACCACGACCGGCACCATCGCCAGCCCGAGCTTCTGGGCAGCGGCCAGACGACCGTGACCAGCAACGATGACGCCATCGCCCCCGGCCAGGATCGGATTGGTGAAACCGAACTCGGCGATCGAGGCGGCGATCTGGGCGACCTGGGCGTCGGAGTGGGTGCGCGAGTTACGGGCATATGGCACCAGTTTGGCCGTGGGCCATTGCTCGATCTTGTCGGCGAGCCAGGAGATCGTCATGCCGGCGCTCCCAGGCGCTCGCTGGCCACCGCTGAGAAGGTCTGCCCCGTCGATACCAGCGTCACCGGCACCTCGGGATAGTTCTGCTGGAAGCGCTTCACGGCGACATCCACATACTCCGGGGCGATCTCGGTAGCACGCACCTTCCGTCCAGTCCGCTCGGCGGCCAGCAGGGTCGTGCCCGAGCCGCAGAAGGGTTCGAAGACGAGTTCGCCGGCATCGGTGTAGGACTCCAGGACGAACTGGGGCAGCGCCACCGGGAACACGGCCGGGTGGTCGATGTCCTGCCCGATCTTGCCCTTGTGGCGCATGATGCGAATCACGGAATCCGGAATCTTGGTCTCCTGCGTCACCTGGCCGACATGGTTCCAGGCGGTCTTGCTGCCATCCTTGTTGCGCATGCCGCCGGCACTGGTGCCGTCGCCGCGCAGATGGGTGTCACGCCCGGCATAGATGCAGGGCACAAACTTGTTCGGGCGCCTTGCCTCGGAGTCCTTCCGGTTGAAGTGGAAGACGAATTCGAACGAAGGGGCCAGCCGGCCATTCCAGTCGCCGGGCAATCCCGGCCCCTGGTCCCAGACATACCAGGCGAAGCGCCGCCAACCTTGAGTACGCATCCAGTCGAGCCAGCCGTCCCAGTAGGGAATGACTTCCTGCTCGCGGTGAATGAGGCCGAGATTGACCAGCACCTGGCCGTTCGGGGCCATGGGCAGGTTGGTGAAGACACCCAGCATCAGGGCATCCCAATCAATGATGGTATTCGTGTAGTCCCGCTGGTTGCCATAGGGTGGCGAGGTGAAGCACAAGGCGGCCAGCTCGCCGGCCATCAGCGTTCGGACGACGGCCGGATCGGTGGCGTCGCCGCAAATCAGGCGGTGCGCGCCGATCTGCCAGACATCGCCGGGACGCGAGACCGGGTTCGATGGCACCTCCGGTACATCGTCGGCAGCATCATCCTCGCTCTCACCCTGGCTTTCGTCCTGCAGTGCCTGCTCGGCACCGACTAGCAGTTCCTCGATCTCCTCGTTGGAGAAGCCGGTCATGGACAGGTCGTATCCCGCCTCGGACAACTCAGCCAGTTCCAGCGAAAGCAGTTCCTCGTCCCACCCCGCGTCCAGCGCCAGGCGGTTGTCGGCAATCACGTAGGCCCGCTTCTGTGCCGGCGTGAGATGACCAAGTTCGATGACCGGAACTTCTGGCAGATCCAGCTTGCGAGCTGCCGCCAGACGGCCGTGACCGGCAATGATGCCGTTGGCGCCGTCGACGAGGATGGGCTGTGTCCAGCCGAACTCGACGATGCTGGAGGCCAGCTTGGCAATCTGCGCTTCGGAATGCGTGCGCGGATTGCGGGCGAAAGGGATCAGCGTCTCGATCTTGCGATATTCGACGCGCAGTTGTTCGCTCATTGGAATGCAAAAACCCGCCACGAGGGGCGGGTCATCAAAGGGTGGTAACTCGGTTCAGGTGGTAACCGGGGTGGTAACTGGTAACCCTGGTAACCTCGTTTCGGGATCGGACGCTAGCGAAATGCCGCGCTCGCGCCCCCCGCATGGGATTTTGGACAGGAAGGACCCGTCGAATTTTCTGACCGGAAGCGATGTGGGCGTCACACCCACACCGCTCGCCAGATCATAGCTGTCATCCTATCAAAATCCGGCCTTTGTGTTGCATGCCGAATTCATCACAAAACGCCCAAGAGCCAGAATCCACGGACATTCACGGCATGCATTGCTCTACTTGACCCTCTAGTTTGGAAGGATGGCCGGCGACTCCAATCTGGTGGCCGTTCAAATGATCGACAACGATCTGTAATGCCTTCTGCCACCGCCGCCAGGCCGTCGTGCGGTCGCGCCCGAGGCGACGGCAAATGAACTTCCACTCGTAGTGCTTGGCGCGCATCCAGACCAGATGCCGCTGCTCCACCTCCAGCCACTGCATCCAGCGCATCGACTCCAGCATCCGTTCGATGGCATCGGGGGTTGGGGGAAGCGGCCGGTATTGGTAGTCCTTGTCGTCGAAGCCTTCCCACCCATCGCGAACGAAGGCCGGCCATACGTTGAAGTAGCCCTGCACCCTGACCCGGGGGAGTCGCCGTCCCGTCTCGGCCGCCTCGGCAAACCGAGCCGCCACGTCGTCCATCGTCCACTCAGCCATGGCGTTTCCCTCCGTACAGGCGCTCTCCGAGTCGCCGCACGAACTCGCGCTCGACGAAATCCAACCGCTTGTCCTCTTCGGACACCACGAGGATGTGCTGGTCGCGCCAGCCTTTGCGCTTGATGTCTTCCGGATCATCGCGATCGTCACGCCGTCCCAGGGGGCATCGGTATTGGTAGGAGGGAATCTTCATTCGAATACCTCATCAACTTTGTCATAGGATCGATCAAGCTCGTCCAAGGCATTCGCCAGCACCTCTCTCAAGCCGGCCGTTGCCTCCAGATATGCGTAGTACCGTGCGCGATTTGCACGGACTGCATCCCTGTATCGGGGAAAATCCGATTTGCGAAAGGGGATCGGATATTTGACCTTTCGCAGAATGAGGTCGGCTGCGTGGTGGGTCAGATGAGTTTCCTCAAGCACATGGCGAACTTTGCGTGCGACGCACAAACGTTCCACCAGTTCGTCGGGATCGAACTCTTCAACGTATCGCCGAACCTCCATCCATTTGTCCCAATGGCTTTTCGCAATGAAGTCATTGGATGTCATGCCGAAACCTCTTCCTGATGAATGGCCCAGTGCAGCAATGCCAGGGCATCGGCTTCGTTGTCGTCGACAGGCTGGTGGCCACGCGCCCGGATGGATGCCACCATCTCGTCCTTGCTCGCGTTGCCCTTGCCGGTCGCGTGTTTCTTGATCGTGCCGACTGGCACACCCTGGTACGGGATCTGGTGGTGCTCGCACCACGCGGTGAGCGTGGCGAGAAACCCGCCGTAGGCGTGAGCCGCGTCGGTCGAGACATGGCGGCGCACCTCCTCGAAGTAGAGGCAGTCGATGCCGTCGCAGGATTGCTTGATCTCCGTGAGCCAGCGCTTGAAGCGCAGGAAGCGCATGCCGCCCCCCTCAAAGCGTTGTGGGCGAAAGCTCGCGGAGCCGCTCGTGATGTGGCCGTCGTTGCCGCGCAGCGCCCAGCCGGTAGTGGTGCCCAGATCGAGGGCGAGGATGGTCGTGGTCATGGTGTCAGTCCTTGTTTGTGCTTGGCCTGACGGATCGGACGGGTCGTATCGAAACTGTCCGTGACGCGCGCACGCACGCGCGTATACGGAGTTACGATGTAGTCCGTCCGATCCGTCAGACGTGGTTGTTTCAGTCATCGGCGTACGGGGTGTAGGACGGCGCAGGTGGATCCTTGAGACCCACGCCCTGAAACCCGCGCAAACCCATGCCATTGCGCCATTTATCCAGGCCTCGGGTGAGCAACAGATCGGCAAAGCGCTTTTGCGAGCCTGTGAATTCACCGGCGGCCTCGGCCCACTGTTTCCAGTCGTTGAAAAGTTCGGCGGTTAGCGACTTGGCGTTGGCCTCGCGCACGCAGCGTTCATCCAGCCAACGGCCCAGCGCGTCCTCGGCTTCGAAATACTCCTCGGTAGCCTCCACCACACGCCGGGGCGGATCGAGTCGTCCGTGGCGCTGCCAGTCGAGACAGCCCTGCACCGCCCAGGCCAGGATGCCGTCACGCTCGGCCAGCAATTTCTGCTGCAGATGCTTGTCGCGGCGCTCGGGCGGCACGGTGATCGTGAACGGGATCAGGTGCAGCCGTCGCTTCATGGCCTCGTCGATGTTGCGAATCGCCGGCTTGTGATTACCTGCGACGAACAACTTGAACTGCGGGAAGAACTCGAAGAAGTCCTGGCGCATGAAGCGCGCGGAGATCTTGTCGCCTCCGGTCAGGTTCTTCAGCTTCGATTCCGCCCAGCGTCGCCCCTGCTCGGTTTCGATGGCCGCCACAAAGCGCGCACCGCGCAGCCCGGCCATGTCGGTCGGATGCCGGTCGGTGCGCGTTTCCATGAAGGTGTCCATGGGCGCGTTGGTGGCGTAGTCGCCGAGAATGGTGGCCAAGGTATTCACGAACACCGACTTGCCGTTCGCGCCCGTGCCGTAGAGGAAGAACAGGGCATGCTCCTGCGTCGAGCCGGTCAGCGCATAGCCCACCATCCGCTGCAGGTAAGCCTGCAACTCCACGTCACCGCCTGTGACCTCATCGAGGAAGCGTCGCCAGGTCGGGCAATCACCTCCCGGTGTGGCCGTGGTGATTTTCGTCATCCGGTCGGAACGGTCATGTGGACGCTGCCGGCCGGTTTTCAGATCGACCACGCCGCCCGGAGTATTGAGCAGCCACGGGTCGGCATCCCACTCCTCCGTGGTGGCGGCATGCCTGCGATCGGCCCTGGCCAGCCGTTCCACACCGCCGACCGTGCTCGAGCTGGCGAGCTTGGCCGCCACCTTGGGATTCTCCGCACGCACGGCGGCATGCCGGCAAACGCTGCGGATCAGATCGGTAGCAGCGAGGGTGTCCTCGGTGCGCCATCGATTGCCGTCCCACACCAGCCAGCGCCCCCAGCCTGCAACGTAGCGCCAGTCGCGGTGATAGCGACGGGTAAAGGCCAGCGCCAGCGCGTCCTCCGTCCCCCACACCGATTCGTCACTGCTGACGACTGGCTCTGCCTCATCGGCCACGTCGTGCATCTGCAGACGCGGGCCATGGGCGAGGAAGGCGGCAACATCGAAGCCCTCGGCAATGGCGTCGGCGGCATCCCAGCCGTCCGCCGCCTCCTCGGGCGGGTACAGGATGAAGCACGACTTCGCACCCGCCGACAGGATGGCTTGTGCCGCCTGTGTCGCGTACTCCCAGCCCGGTTTGTCGCGATCAGGCCAGATCAGCACCGACTTGCCGGCCAGCGGCGACCAGTCGGTCTTTTCGACCGGGGCGTTCGCGCCGTGCATCGCCGTGGTCGCCACGATGCCGACATCGATCAAGGCCTGCGCGCACTTCTCGCCCTCGACCAGAACGACCTGCGCGGCATCCTTCATCCCCGGCTGGTTGTAGAGTGGGCGCGGGTCAGGCGGAGCCATCTTGCGGCGCTTGGCATCCCAAGGCCGGAACTGCTTCTTTTGTCCGGGCGGGTCGTAGCGGTAGACCACCGCGATCAGGTGCCCACTGGTGTCCAGGTAGTCCCACTTGGCCGTCGCTGGGCCCAGATCATCGACCGGGGCTTCCTTCTTGGCTTTGCGTGTCGGCGCTGACCTGGCCCGTCCAAGCAAGTCGGTGGATTGCTCCAGCACCCGATGGAAGTCGGCATGGACATCGATGCCGAAATGCCCGCCGATCAGCGTGAAGATGTCGCCGCCGTCACCGGTAGCGCGATCGGTCCACAGCCCCGCCTTCTCGCCATCGAGTACCACCTCGAGGCTGTCACCCGGACTACCCAGTGCATCGCCGATGAGGAATCTCCCCTTGCGCTTTTTGCCTGCCGGGAACAGCGTGGCCAGCACCGACTCCAGGCGAGCGAGCAGTTCGACACGAAGCTCGTCGCGGTCTGACTCTCGGCTGTGCTCTGCCGTTTGAGTTGTGTCGTTGAAGTCGATCATTCGGCCTCCTCGACAGAGGCGGCAGTATCCTGGGCATCACGATCCTGGGCGGCTGTGCTGCGCGCGGCCCAAGCTGAGAGTTCAGAAAGGCGATAGCGCACCAGGCCACCCATCAGGTAGTGCGGAATCCGGTACTTGGTGCGCATCGCATGGTCGGCGAACCAGTAGTACGGCAGGCGTAGTGCGGCCGCCGCCTGCTTGGCATCGATCATCGGCTCGATGCGGTTTTCGGATGTGTTGTTTTCAGTCATGATTGCATCCTCCAGCAGCGGTCTTGCCATGCGCACATCCGGCATTCGAAGTGGGTCGAGTCATGGACGGCGCGCGGCAGGAGTTCTCCCGCCTCAGTCGCCGTGATGACCTTCACCGCCCGATCCGACATGCGCTGTGCCAGGGCCGCATCAAAGGGCACGAGCTCGGTGTAGATCTCCATCGTGTCGGCGTTCAGCGCCGTGAAGATCGCCGGGTGCTCGTGTAGTTCGAGATAGGCTTGGTAGATCGCCACTTGCGCGGCATAGACGGGTTTAGCGATTGCCAGTCCGATCTTCTCCAACTCGCGCCAGGATTTGTTGCCGAGGCACTTGCATTCCCAGAGCGCGGGATAGGCGAAGCCCTCCGGGCCACTGACGATGACGCCGTCGATATGGCCCTGCAGACGGCCCTCGGCCACGGAAAAGCCGAACTGCTCGCCGTCGGCCTTGCGGGTGCGCAGATCGAACCCTGCATCCCGCAGCCACGCGACCATGCAGTCCTCCATGACGTGGCCGCGCTCGAAGATGCGCAGCATCCGTCCGGGGACGTCGCGCCCAAGGTCAACGGGCGCCTTGGCGTACTCGAACTGCAGTGCGCGCTCGCATGCCACCCCGAGTCGCGATGCTCCAAGGTACTGGCGCTCGGACTGGCGGGCACGCGCCTGCAGCATCCCGGCATCGACCAAAGCGGTGAGTTGCCCGGAGATGCTCGAAGAGGAGTTGAAGTCCATCATGACTTCCCTCCCCTCGGATCTTCCCACGGCAGGTCATCCTTCAGATCGGCGAACGGATCACGGACAATCTCGGCTGCAGACACGCCGCGCAGCGGCGGCGTGCTTGCCCGTTCGTGATGCTCGGTCAGCGCCTCGGTGTAGCGAGTAACGATGGCATCGATCACCGCCATCGCCTCCGCTTCCGAATACGTCCCGAGCGGCTTGTCGAAGCCGATGTGCCCGGCCGCCGCTCCGAAGGCCTTGAGGCAATCGCGCATCGCCGCGATTTCGATATCGCTCGCATCAACCATGAGTGCCTCCCCGCGCTCCTCGGCCGCCAGTCGCCGACCGTAGAGCGTGTGGAAGATGTCCTGGCAGCGACGGCTGCAGAACACCCACTCGAGCGGATAGCGCCGGGGGTCGGCGATCTTGAAGCGACCATCCGAATGACCGAACCCCCGCGCCTGCCGTTTGCATACCCAGCATTTGCCGCTCATGCATGGCAGCCTCCCGGCTGCGCGCCCTGCCGGGGACGGACTTCGTGCCCGGCGCAGCAGGCATCGAGCTCCACATAGTTGTTGCGAATGGCGGTCGTCCCGATGCGCACACCCCTCGGATGGCGGCAGCGGGCGATGCGCAAACCGCCGATGTCGCTGGCGCTCGACCGGTCGAGATGGCGACAGTTGCCGCAGCGTTTTCCTGTCATGACCGGCCTCCTCACTGCGCCCAGGCGGGCTTGCCGGGAACGGGCGGACGCTGCGTGGTCGCCTGTTGAGGTGCCGCCGGCGCGGGTGCTCCGGAATTGCCGCCGCCGGCCGGCGCCTTCGTGGCTGTGCCCATCAGGGCCGCGTAATCCTTTTGGTCGGGCTCGATGACGAGCTTCACCACGTTGCGGTCCTCGCCCTTGGCATCCTTCTCGACATCGACGCGGGCCAGGAACTCGATGCCGTCAAGTTCGTGGAAACCCTGGATGCGGCGGGCGGACGCAGCCTGGGGGGAGTTGTCCTGGGGATGGACGTTGCGGGCCGAATTGAGGATGCCCCGGATCATGCTGCGCCCCATCTGGCCCCAGGTCGGCCCCTTCCGGGACTGTAGGCCGATGTTCGACCACATCTTGCGTTTGGCGAACGGCCCATCCAGCACGACGAACTCGCAGGCGAGGTAGACGCTGCCGGTGTCGAAACTCTCGGTGGCGTAACCCCCGGTCCAGCCCTGCGCCGGATCGTCATGGCCGCCCGGCTTGATGGTCATGCGCACCTTGACGGTGGTGCCCTTCGGGATGAGATCGAAGCCCTGCTGTTGTTCGGCGTCGTTGAAATCGGTCCAGGTGTTCATTACGTGTCCTTTCAGTGATGGATGGCGGCGTTGTCGCCAGCGCATTTGCGGATGAGCTTCAAAAGGTTCGGCTCCTCGACGAGGTCGAGTCGGCCGGATCGGTCTTTGGCGGGATAGCCCCAAGGATTGAGCGTCTGGCAGACGAAGGCGCGGTAAAGCTCTCCCTCGTCGGTCTTGAGTTCGGCCAGCGTCACGACCTCATCGACGATGCCGGGCAGTTCCAGCGCGGTCTTCGAGCCCTCGATCTGCGGCACGAAGACCCTGCGGTTGAAATCGTCCAGGCGCTCGTCGAGGATGGCGACGAAGATGACGTTCTTGTCCCGCGCGTGCTGCAGATGGGTCAGTGCGGCGATCATCTCGGTGCCGAGCAGCCCGTAGGCGCCCCGGGTGTCGGGCTTGCCGGTGCGGTCGGAGAAGGCCTGCGGCTGCGCCTTGGCCCAGGTCAGGCACAAGCGCGAGAGCACGGTGATCGAGTCGACGAAGTAGGTGTCGTACTTCGCCAGCCGGGCCGGGTCGCCGTAGCCTTCGCAGACGTGCCGGTAATGCGCATCGGAGAACGGCGCATCGGGCGGCAGTGCCAGATTCGGGCCGGCGAGGAAGACCACCAGGTCGCGGAACTCGGGCCAAGTGGCAGGCCGCACGCAGTCGCCACGCCAGGCCTTGACGGCAAGATCGCCGGCCTCGAGATCGACAAACAGCGTCGACGCCTCGGGCAGGGTGCGTAGCTGGCTGGTCTTGCCGATACCACTCTTGCCGAGCAGCGTCAGCTTGGCTCCGCTCTTTTCCGCGAACCGTTCGTCGGCGGTGATGATGCGAAGAGGCTTGTCCATCATGCCGCCTCCCGGATCTGCTCGGTGACGGCCGGATTCCAGAGGATCTGGTAGCCGGAATGACCGTTGCGCGAGTACGGCATGGCCTCGGCCCAGGCTTCGCCGGCCTCGGTCAGTTCCCACTCGTCGCGATCATTGCGAAACTGCAGGCCGTGGTCTGCCAGGAGCCGGTTGGTACCCTTGGCGGAACGGCCCAGCAGCTTGCCGAGTTGGGTGGCATTGAGCGAGCAGATCGGATCGGCGGCGGCGGGAAGGGTGCGACGCAGCGTCTCGACGGTGAGGCCGGTGTTTTCCTGGATGCAGGTCAGCGTCGCGGCCATCGCGATGCCGGTTTTGACGCCGGGCACCTTGGCGATGGCTTCGCCGATCAGCAGGATGGCGCTCACCCGATCCTGTGTTGGCGCAGGCAGGGCGGCCACCGCGCCGGGCACGGAGTACGCGCCGGTCTTGCGGATAGCGGGCAGTACCTCACTGGTCACCCAGCGTTTGAAGCGCTTGGCGGCATCCTTGGTGCTGCCGAGGATCAGGGCGTAGAGTCCAGATTCGTTGATGAAGTTGGCGCGCTGCGGGCGGCCGAGCGTGTCGATGACCTCACGTTTCGTTAGGTCATCGGCATCGATGTGATCGGCAACGGCCTTGTGCGGGTTGGCGAACTCCAGCGCCGAGCACACATCATTGGCGTTGAACCACGGCAGACCCAGATCGTCGACCTGGACGCGCACGGCGTGCGCGTCGAACTGGAAGGGAATGATCGCGCTCATGGTCATTCCTCCGAATCGATGGAGAGGGTGAAAGACGGCTTGCCGGCATCCACGGTGCGGGCGGCGGCGAACTGCTGTTGCAGGGCCGGAGGCCAGTTCGTGTAGCGGGATTCCGAGACGGACAACTTAATGTCGAGGTAGCCCTCGACCTTCTCGCCCGAAGTCACGATGCGCTCGGCGATCTCGGCCAGTTGCTTTTGATCCCAGCTGACCTTCTTGGGCAACTCGAACTTCAGGTGCAGCGGGCCATCGTTGATGTGGGCAGTGCCGAAGTCACGGCCGGACTCACGCAGCGCGGCGCGTGCCTGTTCGCCGTAGCACTGATCCAGCGCCGCATCGAACTTGGTCCGGGCCATTTTGAGCCAATCGATGGCCGCATCGAGGTTCTTGTCGATCTCGTGCTTCTGCGCGGCCGGCAGCGCGGCCAGTTGGCTGATGGACATCTCGGCAATGTCGGCGGGGAAGATGGTCAGATCGTTCATGGCCACCCCCTCACTGGTAAGCACGAACCGAAGTCGAATAACGCGAGACGCGCCGTTCGAAGGCTTCGATTTCGGAGATCAGGTAGGTGACGCGCGCCCCGAGCTTGCAGAAGACGGGGCCGAGCTGTTCCTGCCGCCAGCGGCGCAGGGTTTTGACGGAGAGCCCCCAACGGGCGGCGAGCTCATGTTCGTCAAGAGCGATGCGCGTGGCACCGCCCGAGAGTTGCCGGATGGCGTTCCGGCCAGGTTGAACGGATGGGGCTTGGTTTTGCATTTGGAGCACTCCTTTTGTTGAAGTGCTCCTACTTTCTTGCAGCAGGGCTTGCGATATTTCGCAGTGATCCCGCAGAAATCACGCAGGAATTACATAACCATGTTCCTCATGCAATTTCGGGCTCGACAGGGGTTGCGTCTGTGCTTTGCGCGGCACCGATGTGCTCGGGTGTGCCGATGTTCAGCTCCCACAAGCGCGGCTTGTCGTTGCCGTCCGCACCCCGGAAGTAGGTTTGCCATTCGGGTGCGCCGCGGAAGAGCTCGGCCATCGTTCGGAACGAGACGCCAGACGCCGACTCGATCTGCGAACGTGTCCATTTGCGTCGGCCGGATTCCCACCCGTTGACGAAGACCTCGACTACGTCGATCCATTCCTTCTTGGTCAGCGTCCACGAGTCTGGCCAAGGCCCTACGAGCACACCGCTGCGTGCGTCGTCCTTGATCAAACGCGGAACATCGGTCACGACGGCTGCACTCTGGCGGCGGCGTATCTCGCCGTCGACCCGGGACAGGTCAATCGAAACCTGCCCATTGACGTCCTGTGCCAATGTGTCCAGTGACACGACGATGCCGGGTCCGAGGAATCGGCGCGACAACCCCGACGAGGTAGTCAGCACGATGGTCAAACCCAGATTCGACTGCCGCAGCGCGGTGTCCATCTTGTCGGCATGCTTCGACTCCCCGAGGCGCGACACGAGTGCGACCGGCAGACGTTGATCGCCCATGCGGTAATTGCCGAGTACGTAGGGTTCCTGCTCATCCACGGTCAGTGGCACATCGACCAGTTGCTGCTTGAGCAGTTGATCCAGCCGTTCGCGCAGGTAGGACTTCTCGACCGTATACCGGCACAGGTCCCCGTCTGAAAGGTCGTAGCGTTCACCCGTAAGGTCGTCCAGCGCCCAGGTGTTGGTACTGTTGAAACTCACCTTGAGGCGTCGGAAGCCAGGCTGACCCTCCTCGTCCTCGACGGGCACGGTGATATGGTCGCCGGGTGCTTTCCGTTTCAGCAGTCCCTTGCTGACGAGATCGGCGGCAGGAAGATCAAGCGCTGTCAGCAGATGGCCATCGATCTCATCGACCGCGAGATCAAGCAGTTTCATCTCGGCGCGAAACAGCGCCAGATCAGCTCCAACCTTGGCCGGTTGCACCCGCTTCATGACACCCAGCGAGGTCAGGATGTCTTCGCCGCACCTGCGCAGTCGCGGATCAGGTAGCGCGTGCAGGTTGCAGGAACCGCGCTGGTCCACGGTGATGTCGAGCGCGCGCGCATCCTCCTCGCCGTCAAAGCGAATCACGAATGACAACTTCACTTCAAGCACAGAACGGCAGCACGAAAGCGGGTTGTGATCACCAAAATGCTGATTGGAAACCCCCCAGACGTTGTCGCTGTTGGCCAGTGCCAACGTGATGCTGTGGCGGGTATGACCGAGGGTCACGGAGAGCGAAGAAATCCAGGCGTTCAAGATCACCGCACCAGTGGCCGTGGCATCCTTGAGATTCACAGGCTGTTTGAACATGGTCAGCTCGTAGCTCACGGCATCCACGGGCTGCTTCGATAGGGGCTTCTCGAAGCCAATCGCTGCGAACTGATCCGCGAGGCGCTTCGCGGTGCTCCGCTTGTCAGAAAGCACATGCACCTTGTTCTCGGCAGGGTCGTATACCAAGGTTGCTTCGAGCGCGGGCGTGAACAGGAGCAGGTCGCGCCGCCGATCTTTCATCTGGCGCAGCAACTTCATCTTGCCCGGGTGGTAGACGACCAGATAGTGCAGGCGTCGCTTGGTGGCTTCGTCGCCGTCATCCATCTCGAAGTGGATGACCTCACAGCTATTCTTGGACTCTTCGTCCAGACCCAGAATCTCGCCGACACCCTTGTGCAACTTGTCGGCTACCTCTTGCGTCCACTCAAAGTCACGGCCATCGCCGTCGCGCACGGTGAACCCGAGAAATTTCTTGTGGCCGTGGAAATGGTGCGTGAGGTAGATCGTCTCGATCTGATCGAAGATACGGGGGGCTTTCACGCGCAACCAGATCAACCGGGTCATCGCGTCGGCCTCGCGGTCGAAGGTGCCGATCTCCGGGTGGTTCTCGAATTCGATTTCCCCGTAGGCGTGCTCCAGCATCTCTTCGGTACGGAAGCGCACCAGTTGAAGGAGACGAACCGCCTCCTGATCAGCGATGGTGATATCTTCGCGCTTGACGGATGGAATGCATTCAAGCAGCTCGGAGCGAGCCTGATGTTCCGGCTTGGTCGCATCGAGAACGCCAAGAAATGCGAACTTGTCGACCTGTGCCAGCAGCGAAAGGGCTGGCAGGGTCGCCGAATTGATCAGGTCGGCGACGTGCTTGCTGTTTTTCTGAGACTTCTTGGCCACTCGATGCTCCTTGAACATTGCTGAGTGGCCTTCCTCCCGTTATCGGACGCGCCCTCAGCGTCAGACGACTCTCACGGGATGATTCCCAACTTGATTTTGGTCTTGATGCTGGACAGCCAGTCCTCCCGGTACTGCAGGGCGAGCGCATCAAGATTGACCCGGCCGACGCCCGCTTTGCGCGCCAGATCTTCCAGCGAAGTCATGCAGTCGAGCCAGCCCAACCCATTCGAGGCCACCAAGGCGGCCTTGTCTGCGGTCGTGACCACGATGACCTGGGACGGCAGCAGCTTGTTGGCGAACAGCCAGGCGAAGAGATGCTTTTCGCCATCGTCGAGGGTGCTGCACGACGGATTGCTCAACACCAGCGTGGCAAGTTCCTTGCGGGTGACCGGATGCTGCCCGGCGAGTCCTGCCGTCAAGTCGCCGGGAGGTACAACGACATGACGGGGATCGCCCGGATTGCCGGTCAGCGTTTCCTCAACGCATTTCTCGACTGTCTCGATGGCGAAATGGTTGCTGATGGCCGTCCAGCAACCCGTGCGGAACGACTCGAGGATGACATTGGTGTCCGCGAATACCCGGATTTTCGGCATACGGTGCTCACCTCACAGCTCGAACGGTGCGGTGAGGTCGTACTGAGCGAACAGCTCCGTCAACCCACCGAGACCAAGACCCATGGCCTTGGCCGCTTTGCGGGCCGACAGCCTTCCGTTCTCCAGGGCTTCGTGAAGCATCTTCACGAAGGTGGGGGAGAACCGTTTAGGTGGGCCTGACACAGATGGCCGCTGCGTCTCCTGCGAAAGGTTGCGCCGCGTGTCGTCACCGATGAGCTTGAGGTTGAACAGCCGCCATGCCAGCGTGACGGGAGCGACCCGCAGCAGGGCAGCAACTTCACACAAATGAGCGATGTCGTCGAGACGATTCCGGTCGATCAGCTTGTCGAGGGAGATGCGCGGCATGAGAAGGGCAGCGGCGAAACTGTTCGCCAGCTGCTCGATGCGCTTACCCTTGTTGCGATCTTCGACGGAGTTGGACTCCCTGTGATCCGGCTTCATCGCATCCCAGGTCAGGGCATGAAAGAGTTCGTGCGCCAGATCGAAGAAACGCCGGGCTTCGTTCTCGTTGCGGTTGATCAGGATGACGCCCATATCTTCAAGGTGACAAGTCGCCCCCGAGATGGACTGGCCATCGGCAGATTCCACCGTGTCGACGAACAAGACCGGGATGTCCAGCTCTCGCTCGATCTTGTCGATCAGACCCTCGGCCGGAATGACGCCAAGATCAAGTTCAGCAACCAGACTTTCCGCGCGCTCCTGTGCATCTTCGTAGGAAGACTGGGCGGATAGCCGCAGTGCCCGCTTGAGCACACTCGCCCGGCTGTCCTGCTGCTCACGTAGCCAGCGCAGCAGACCGATCCATTGGCCCGCTTTGAGCTCGAACCCATCCAGACTGTCCTCCGGCACCTCGGGCGCAGCGCGCCACGAGAACTGCGCCTCTCCGGCGACGGCGAACGGATCAATGAAGAACTCTATGTCGCGGTCGAGCAGGTCGGACAGCGACATCATCTCGTCAGGCTTGAGTGCGCGCTTGCCGTTCTCGATATCGGACACCGATTGGCGGTCGTTGAGGCCGAGCCCCTGGGTGAGCTGATCCTGCGTCCAGCCCTTGGACTCGCGCGCCGCTTTGACGCGATAGCCGATCAGCTTTTGCGAGATTTTTTCGAGCATAGCAGTCACCTCCTAAACCGGCATTTTAGTCTTGCGAATTAACGAACGCAAGATAGTCTTGCATATGTTAATGCGCAAGATCGACGATTACCCTGCATTGCCATCCTCTTCGGAGGATCAGGCCCACTATCCGTGACGGTTTCAATTCTGTGGAGCTGTCATGAAGAACCTCGAACTCGCATCACCCTCGGAGATGTCCGCCAGCGCCCGCGCAGGCGAAATCACCTCCATCCTTGCTGCCGCCATCGTTCGCACACTCGTCGCGGATGAGCCAAAACAGAGAGCAGTTGGACTTGGCTTCCTGCCCGACCAGCGCGTTCATACAACCCCCTATCAACAGGAGAAGTTGTGATGAACGAGAAACAAGCATCCATCGCCGCCCGGATCTCCGAGCTGGCCTGCCTGCCGATGTCCGAACTCTGGTCGCTCTGGGATCGGTACTTTCCCCGCCGCCCGGATTATCCGAATCGCACGCACGTCGAGTCGCGCATTGCCTACAAGCTGCAGGAGGAAGCCTTCGGCGGCCTCGCCCCCGAGACAAAGCAGCGGCTGGAAGCCATCGGTGCAAAGCACTCCAAGATCAAGCTGCGCGCCAAGCCACGTGAATTCAATTTCGCGCCGGGCACGGTGATTCTGCGCGAATGGGGTGAGCGCGAGCACCGGGTAACGGTCAATGCCGAGGGCCGTTTCGAGTACGAGGGCCACACCTTCAAAAGCTTGACGGCGGTGGCCCGGCACATCACTGGCCAGCACTGGAGCGGGCCGCTGTTCTTCGGCTTCGGCAAGGGAGGTACGCGATGAACGAAATCGCCAGCACCAAGACTCGCAAGCGCTGTGCCGTCTATTGCCGGGTATCCACGGACGAACGTCTCGATCAGGAATTCAACTCCATCGACGCACAGAAGGAGGCGGGCCACGCATACATCGCCAGCCAGCGAACCGAGGGCTGGATTTCGGTCGCGGACGACTACGACGACCCCGGATTCTCCGGCGGCAACACCGACCGCCCGGCCCTCAAGCGATTGCTGACCGACATCGAGCGAGGCCAGATCGACATCGTGGTGGTCTACAAGATCGACCGCCTGACGCGCAGCCTTGCCGACTTCTCCAAGATGGTTGAGGTGTTCGAACGCAACGAGGTGTCCTTCGTATCGGTCACCCAGCAATTCAACACCACCACCCCGATGGGGCGGCTGATGCTGAACGTCCTGCTGTCCTTTGCCCAGTTCGAGCGCGAGGTCACCGGCGAGCGTATCCGCGACAAGATTGCGGCTGCCAAGCGCAAGGGAATGTGGATGGGTGGAGTGCCATCCATCGGCTACGACGTCGTGAACCGCCAACTGGTCATCAACGAAGCCGAGGCGGCAGTGGTACGCCGCATCTTCGAGGAAATGCTGACCATCGGCTCGCCGACCCAGATCGCCGCCAACCTAACCGCCGAAGGCATCACCACCAAGGCCTGGACGACACAGGAGGGCCAGACCCGCAGCGGCACCCGCATCGACAAGAAGTATCTGCACAAGCTGCTGCGCAACCGCATCTATCTGGGCGAGCTGTCGCACAAGGGAAACTGGTACCCCGGCGCGCATCCGCCGATCATCGACCAGGCGCTCTGGGACAAGGTTCACGCGGTGCTGGCCAAGAGCGGCCATGCCCGGTCGGTGGAAACCAAGATCCGGTCACGTACTGACGCCTTGCTGCGTGGCCTGCTGTACGCCCCTTCGGGCGAACGCATGTACCCGACCTACTCGAACAAGAAGGGACACAAGTATCACTATTACGTGTCCAAGTCCGAAAGCCGCTTCGGCGCGCCGGGTAAGAGCTACGAGCGCCTGCCTGCACCGGAGATCGAGGCAGCGGTGGTCGCCCAAATCCGCACGGTGCTGACCAGCCCGGAATCCATTGCGTCGGTGGTTCGCCACATTCAGCGCAACGGGGCTGAAATTGACGAGGCCAGCACGGTGATGGCGATGGGTCGTCTCAACGACGTGTGGGATCACCTGTTCCCGGTCGAGCGCCACCGCATTGCCAACCTGATGATCGAGCGCATCGACCTCGTCCACATCGGCGAGGTACAAGGTATCAAAGTGAAGTGGCGGGAACTGGGCTGGGACAAGCTGATCGGCGAGTTCGCACCGAGGGAGATAGGCGCGGAACTGATGGAGGTCGAGGCCTGATGGATAGCTCGCTGGAAACTTTCGTGCCCCTCCAGTTCAAGCGGAAGAAGGGAAAGCTGCTGGTCGACGGGAGGGAATCTGCCCACGACGTCCGGATCATCGAGGCCGTTGCTCGGGCCATGTACTGGCACGACCTGCTCGACTCCGGGGCGTTCAAGAGCGTGGTCGAGATCGCCCGGGCCGAAGGTTTGATGCCGACCACGGTAGGCCGACTGCTGCGGCTGGCGCGGCTGGCCCCCGACATCATCGAGCAGTTGATGCAGGGATGCCAGCCACGAAGGCTGACCCTGCTGTGGCTGATGCGAAACGACATCCCGGCCCTCTGGCCTGAACAGCGCCAGATGCTTGAACGATTCCGGTAGGAGGCGAAATGACCAGCAAGAAACACTATGGCAAGCAGACAGGTCGCCCCATCACCCATGAACTCCCTACGCCCGCCGGTGGTGTGCGACTGGAGACCTTCGTCCCCTGGACGCTGGTAAGGCGAGGGTTGAAGAAGCGGGTCATCACGCCATTGGACGCGCCGCAGGAATTCTTGGCAGAGGCCAAGCAGGAGCGTGCGGCTCAGGCGGCGGCGCAGGATAGCGCGCTGATGCGGGCGCTCGGACTGGCACACCATTGGCAGCGCCTTCTGGACGAGGAGCGCGTCACCTCGTTGACCGAGATCGCAATGGCCGAGGGTATCGACCTAGCTCAGGCCAGCAGGATCATCCGTCTGACACAGCTCGCCCCCAGTCTGGTCGAGGCCATTACGGCGGGCCACCTCGAAGTGGGTGTAAGTCGATTGCTGCGCGGCAAGCTGTTCGAATCCTGGCAGGCCCAACGCAAGGAACTAACAGGTTGCTGAAACCCCTGTGTCCGAATTGAATCTTGCGAATCCCTCGCAACAGGATAGCGGACGTCCCTATCCATCGACCCATTCGGTACGCATCTCCCCTTCGGGCGCCTCCCAGTACTCGGTCTGGCTGACCTGGCGCATCGGAACCTGCTCACCGTCACACCATTTTTCAGCGGACGGAAGTGGTCCCGCTTCGATCATTTCAGGACGCTTGGGCAAAGTGCCATGGCCAAGCAGACGGGAGATAACGATCTCCCGGGTGTATTGGGACAGTTTGATACCCACATGGTCCGCCAGCGCCTGGAGGTCTGACCGCATCCGAGCCGGAATCCAGACCTTGACTGGCATAACGTTCTTTCCGAGCTCAGGCACCCAATAGGTGTCAACGCGCTTCTTTCCGGGCGGAAGCTCAGCTCGTGCCCGTGAAAACATCGGTGGCGCTGGGTCTCGGAACAGACCTGGGCTTGCCTCGTTCATGAACTGGAAGGCGTAAATCCCATAGCAGTGCTGTGCGAAGAACTGGCGCAGTGCCTCACTCATGGAATCGCCGTTGCGTTCGCAAAGCTCTTTGATCGCCTCGGCAGCAGGTTCGGGCAACCAGAATTTGAGCGCCGTATCGTGATTGCCGAGATCCCTGAAGTCACCAATCCCCTCGACCAGTTGGGCAAAGCGCATTGGACGCGGGCGATGATCAAGCGCGGCGGGGTAACCCTCCGAGTTGCTTTTCTTCTGGCGGCGCAAGAATGGCCACATATCTCCTCCCAAAAAAGTAGGGGAATTTTCGTTATTGGAATCCCGTAAGCGTAACGTTTGATACGGCAGAAGGAAATGCCATATGCACACATTCCTGACCGAACCGGAGGTAATCCATGTACTTCGAAATCTATCAACAAACGCAGGGACTCATTTCAGCCTCTCTCAAATTTCGAGTGGGTAGCATGATGAAGATGGCCGGCATCGCGGCGGGGTCAAGGGCGGGCGCAGCCCGGCGCAGCGAACCCTTGACGCTGCTGGGATGCCGATACGCTGATGTCGG